AAGAATCTTGATGCCTTCGGAAAGGATCAGCTTGCCGTCAACACGCTCCGTGCAGGTAAAGCCGACCTGACCGTTGGTAGCGTAAAGCTCGTTGAGGCGCTTGATCGTGCGACCGGCTCTATCAGCGATCCAGTAGCATGAGAAGTCGCCGAATGCGATGGCTCTTGCACCTGCGGCCATTGTAGGTACCTTCGGAGAGGTGTAGAGCGGATAGCCAAGCAGTCTGTCGGGCTCTCCGGCAGTAAGTGCAGGCTGCCATACATAGACGCCGTTTAGATCCTTGAGCTTTCTGATAGCTGCGACAGTGGCATCGTTCATGAGGAACTTCGCCTTGCTGCGATAAGGAGCCTTGAGAGAGTACACAAGGCTGATCAGCTCATCGGCGGTAATTGCCGTAGCGGAAGCTGCGGTTACGCCGGAAGGAGCACCACCAGCGGCAGAAGGAATGAACAGGCCAGTAGGTCTGTCGATAGCCGTCTGGCCGGTCTGCACAGCACCGTTGATGAAGGCATCCTCCTCAGCTTCACCGAAGGCGCGACCGAATTCCTCAGAGATGTAGCCTTCGATATCAAAGAAGCTGTCGGAAAGCAGCTCGTCGGACACCTTGATGAGGTCAGTCAGCTTAAAAGCGTCAATGCTGGTCTGCGCGAAGGTCGGATTGCTCTCGGTGTAGGCACCGTTCTCGGCAGTCCACGCCGCCTGCGTGTGACCATTTGCCACAGGGATCTTGCGCTCGTTCTGTGTGGTAATGACCTTGCAGCCGATAGTACGCATGATATTGTTTTCGTTGAGCGCCTGAACAAGGGTGTGCTCGAATTCAATCGGAACAAGGTATCCGCCGTTTGCATCGGTTCCTTCCTCAAGCACATCGCGGATTGCGGGATTGCCGGGATGACGGATGTTGTCCCAGAAGGTCTTTTTATAGGCTGCAGAAGCTCTGCCGGGCTTATCTTCCGGTTCATCCTTTACACCGGGCTTTCCGGTGAGCGGAGTAGAAGTCGGTGCGCTCATCATCTTGTCGATCTGCTCCTGACGCTGCAGGCGCTCGATATCCTTGGTGAGGTCGGTGACTTCCTTTTCCATCTTGTCGTAGGTTGCAGCATCCTCCGCAGAAACCATGCCGCCGTTCTGAGAGTGGCTATTAAGAAACGCCTTAGCGGCCTCCCATGCCTTCGCTCTCTTGTCCATGAGTTCCATAATCTGAGTCATAATAAAAATCCTCCTTTAATGTGCGAGAAGCGAAAGGCGCTTCTCAAGATCGGTTACTGGTACCATGTGTTTATTTGCTTCCGGCTTTTTCTTAGGAATCAGTCGGGAAAGCAGTGAATCAGTGACGGCCTTGCGGGAGAAAAGCATCTCCGCGTCAGCCGTATCCTCAGGGACGGATTTTTCTCCATCCCTGAACAGAATCTCGTCAGCGAAGCCGAGCTTCACGGCTTCTTTGGCGTTCATCCATGTCTCGGCATCCATGAGCTGTGAAATCTTGTGACGGGAGAGCCCGGACTTGATTTCGTAGGCATTCATAATGGATTCCTTGACTTCGTTTAACATGTCGATGGCTTTCTGCATTTCCTCGGTATCACCGATGGCGATGGTTGCAGGGTTGTGTACCATCATCATGGCCACGGGACTCATGCAGACCTTTGTTCCGGCCATAGCGATAACCGATGCCGCCGAAGCAGCAAGAGCATCAATTTTGACCGTCATATCATGTGGGTAATCCATCAGCATGTTGTAGATCTGCGCAGCAGCAAAAACATCACCGCCCGGAGAGTTGATCCAGAGGGTGATGTTTCCATCGCCTGCATGCAGTTCATCACTAAATAGCTTGGGTGTTACTTCGTCGCCGAACCATGTCTCATTGGAAATTTCCCCGTCGAGGTAGAGCGTTCGGTCGGAGCCAAAGCTGTCCGGCTCCTCGTTTCGCACCCAGTTCCAAAACTTTCTGGTCATAGTGCCTCCTTCTTTCTGAACCGGGTGCGCCCGTCTTCGGGTTCCGGTTCGGTTTGTGTTTCCTTCGTTTCATCAGCTTCCTCCTGCGTCTGTGCCGAGACCGCAAAAATACCTGCGTCCTTGAGCTTGGTCATATTGCCATTGATCAGGTACAGGTCGCCGCCTTCCTCCTCCGGAATACGGTCGAGGTTTTCAAGCTCCCTGATATCGTTAGCGGACATCCAGCCATTTTGGCGTCCGACCGCATAGCCGTTCATGCGGCTCTGGTAGTCACCTCTGAGCAGACCGTCCACGTTGAATTTGAAGAAGTAGTTTTTCTTTTCATCCGGAGAGAGCAGGGCTCTCTGCATGGACTGTTCCCAGCGACATACCCACGGGTCGAGCGTGTATTTCACAAATTCCAGCGACTGTTGCTCGATATTTGAGAAACTCGATTTCTCAAGATCGCCGATCATGTGAGGCGGGATGCGGAAGATACGTGCGATTTCATTGATCTGGAACTTACGTGTTTCCAAAAACTGCGCCTGTTCCGGTGAGATGGAGATAGGCGTATATTTCATGCCTTCCTCCAGCACAGCCACCTTGTTTGCATTAGAGCTGCCGCCGAAAGCAGAGTTCCAGCTTTCTCTTACACGCTCCGGATCTTTTACCACACCGGGATGTTCCAAGATGCCGCCGGGAGTCGCGCCGTTTGCAAAAAACTTAGCGCCGTATTCTTCGCAGGCTATTGCCATGCCGATGGCATTTTTAGCCATTGCAATCGGGCTGTAGCCCACAAGGCCGTCAAAGCCAAGACCGGGAACGTGCAGCACGTCGGACGGCTGAAGTCTTACACGGTTTCCATTCATCGTGTGCGCCTCATCCTGTGATGTTTGGTATTCGTAATAAAGCTCACCGTTTTCATCGCGGTTGACCGTCATACGATTTGGCATCAGAGGATAGAGTGCGACTACTTCGCCTTTGCCGTTCCGAATGATCTGCGCGTAGGCGTTTCCCCACAGGAGTAGGTGCGTCATCAATGTTTCCCGGAATACAAAGGATGTCATTTCCGGATTTGGCTCATCGTGAAGCAGGAAGTATAGCGGGTGATTTATCGCTTTTTCCTTGCTGCCGCCTTCGCCGTATCGATAGAGGTGAATCGGCAGTCCTGCAATCGCCTCGGACAGAATCCTCACGCAGGAGTAGACCGCCGTCATCTGCATGGCGGAGCGCTCCGTTACAGCCTTGCCGGAGGTCGTGCCGCCGAAGAAGAAGCGGTATGAGCTTCCGGTTGTTGAATTGGTAGGCTTATCTCTTGAACGAAACAGTCCTGAAAATATGCTCATATTGATCACCTGCCTTTCAGATAAATAAAATGCCTCTGTCGTCATAGACAGAAGCACCGTTGTCATTGCCGCAGCGGATCGCACGGTCAAGCGCCATGATGGTGGCGATGGCTCCGTCGATCTTCTCTGTAGATTTTTCCTTGTCAGCTTTGATATTTCCGGCTGGGTCAGTACGGATGAAGATGTTATCCATATTCCAGCGGAGCACCGGGTGGCCGCCGTGAGCGAGCTTTTGCTCAAGTGTCAGCTTCATGAGCTCCTTTGTGGGCGGGCTCATATCCTTAAAGCCCTGTCCGAAGGGCACGACAGTAAAGCCCATGTTCTCCAAGTTCTGAACCATCTGGACTGCTCCCCAGCGGTCGAAAGCTATCTCGCGAATATTGAAGCGCTCGCCAAGGCGCTCGATGAATTTCTCAATGTATCCGTAATGGATGACATTGCCTTCGGTGGTCTGCAGTGCGCCTTCTTTCTCCCAAGTGTCGTAGGGAACGTGATCGCGCCGAACACGGAGGTCGAGCGTATCCTCTGGCACCCAGAAGTACGGGAGGATCACATACTTGTCGTCTTCATCCCGTGGCGGGAATACCAGTACGAAGGAAGTGATATCCGTAGTGGAGGACAGGTCAAGACCGCCATAGCAGACGCGGCCTTCGAGGTCGTCCTCATTCACGGGATAAGCGCATGCGTCCCACTTATCCATTGGCATCCAGCGGATGGCCTGCTTTACCCATTGATTGAGGCGCAGCTGCCTGAAAGAATTTTCCTCGCCGGGATTTTGCTTTGCCGACTCGCAGGCAGCTTCCACCTTATCGATGCCGACCGTGATACCCAGAGAAGGATTTGCTTTTTTCCACACCTCTGGATTAGTCCAGTCCTCGTCAGGCTCCGCGCCGTAAATGACCGGATAGAAGGTTGGATCGACCTTTCTGCCGTCGAGGATGTCCTGCGCTTTCTGGTGGACTTCATAGCAAATGGTGTTTGTATCGTTTCCGGCAGTGGTAATCAGGAAATACAGCGGCTGCATTCTGGCATCGCCGGAGCCCTTGGTCATGACATCAAAGAGCTTTCGGTTCGGCTGGGTGTGCAGCTCGTCAAAGACCACGCCGTGGATATTAAAACCGTGCTTACTGTAGGCCTCAGCAGAGAGCACCTGATAGAAGCTGTTGGTCGGTTCATAGATGATCCGCTTCTGGGAGGCCAGTATCTTCACACGCCGGTTTAGCGCCGGGCACATCCGCACCATATCCGCAGCGACATCAAAAACGATGGTAGCCTGTTGTCTGTCGGCAGCGCAGCCGTAGACCTCGGCGCGTTCCTCACCGTCACCGCAGCAAAGGAGCAGGGCGACCGCAGCGGCCAGCTCCGACTTGCCCATCTTCTTCGGGATTTCGATGTAGGCTGTATTGAACTGCCGGTAGCCGTTGGGCTTTAGGACACCGAACAGGTCACGGATAATCCGTTCCTGCCAGTCGATCAGCTCGAATGGCTTTCCTGCCCACGTGCCCTTGGTGTGGGTGAGCTGCTCGATGAACATCACAGCAAAGTCCGCCATCTGCTTGCTGTAGTGGGAAGTCTCTGCCATGAAGCGGGTCGGCACGTAGTTTTTCAGTTTTCGCATTGGCACGGGTGCCGCCTCCTTTCAGGGCAAAATAAAAGACCGCCTAAGCGATCCGGTATCAGAACGAGAGAAAGAGCCCTGTGGCTCAGTCTCCCGGAATATTCGTATTCAGGGTTTGCTTTTTAGTTGTAGTTCTCAAGCAGGATGCAAAGCGCCATCTCTGCTTCCTTGCAGGTGGGCTCGATGTCCCAGCCTCTGTCGTAGTTGCAAACGGTCTCGCCGTCAATCTTGATCATGAGCTTGCTGATCCTGCCGCAGTTAATGCCGTAGGTCTCGCTTGGCTCATCGTAGTGTTTTACCCAATAGTGGCATTTGGTGTATTTTTCCTTGTCCTTGGCATCCGGAATGCCGATAACTCCTTCGCTCCACATGCTCTTACGCCTCCTTTACCGTCATCTTGAAGGCCGGGATGAGCCGGTGCTCGTCGCTGCCGAAGTGGGTGTAGCGATCCTTGACCTTTACGATTCCGTCCAGCGTGCAGCCGAGCTCCTCAAATTTGGCGATGGTTTCGATCAGGCTTGAGAAGGTTGAGCTGATGGTGAATTCCCTGACTCCGAGCTTCCTGCAATCTGCGAGGATCGTCTCGATGTCGTCATCCCAGATGACCTCGGCGAAGTTCGGCAGGTCGTTTCCGGCTTCCTTGCTGTAAAGGTAGGCCTGTCCCAGCGTCCACTGGCATCCGATTTCTTCCCAGCGCATTCCGGGCTTCGCGTTTTCTATGACTTCGATTGTGTACTTCATGGTGGTTCCTCCTTGTGGTTGTTTTCCCTTTTGGTATGTACATATATCACTCTGAACGCCTGTAATAGCAAGCTATTTATCGAAATATATGTGACAATCCTGCGGAAACATTCGAGGCCGAAATTGTGTAGTTTATGCCTCGCCGGTCATGATGAATTTCACGTATTCAGATCGGTGTTCCTCAAGGTAGATAACCAGCTCGTAGAAGTCTCTCTCGTAGGCCAGCCGCTGCACCATGTTCACATCGAACATATTCGTAAGGCCGGTGTCCCGGATGGCGAGGATCTGCTCCTTTACCTTTTCATCCATGTCAGTCCACCACCTTTCGCACAAGGTCGATGCCGTAGATGACATTCAATCCGGAGCCGTTGTCCCAGTCCACCAGCAGGGAGCCGGTATCGTCAATCCCGGTGACGGTTCCCTTGGTGCCAATGGGAGGTGCCTGCACATCGTCCATCTGGAGAAGCTCCACGCGTGTGCCTGCCGGGTAGCGGGAGCGGAGTGCTGTAAGCTCGTCTTTTGTGATCATTCGCATGCTGCCACCTCCTTTTCCGGAGCGCCGTTCTTCCAGCTGGAATTGCCGGAGAGGTTCTTTAAGAGAATCTTGCGTTCTGCCTTGTACTCGTTTCCGATGAAGCCCAGCCGCAGGAGGAAGCAGCGGAATGCGTACTTCTCATTGTCGACTTCCTTTTCCGTGGCGCTGATGCGCTTCAAATCCCGGCTCATCTTGCCAAGGGCTGCAATGAAGTGGGTGTAGGCCTTGACCGCTTCCGGCTCCGGCATTTCCGGGAACCAAGGGAAGCTGACCGTGTCCTCCGTGACCTCGATGCCAAGGTCGTCAATGCCGAGCGCCTTCTTGATGAGGCTTTCCTTGGCGGTGAGGAGGTTGGTGAGGTTTCCGACCGCCACCTTGTCGAGCGGGAGGCTGACCGTAAGGCCGGTAGCTTCGTCGTCGTTTTCTGCGGTGATTTCTTCGTCGATGCTTTCGACCTCCTCGGCATCTTCCGGTGTGAAGCCATCCGCGAGAAGGCTCTCGATGATGCGCGTGAGCTTGTCTGCGTCTTCGCAGGTGACGCCGCCTTCCTTATCGACGGTGATGTCGCCGATCTCGTAGGCGCAGGTTGGCATGCGCATGTAGGCTGCCTTGTCGCCGGTGAGGTTTTCGATGGCCGTGACTAATGCTTTTCTGTCGTTTCCGGTTACGTTGTAATTTGCTTTCATGAGTGTGTTCCTCCTTTGTGAAATTGGGTTTTTCGCTGTGCTGTGCCTTTCGGCATGTATATACATCACTCTGAAAGCCTTATTTATCAAGCGATTTCCGACATTTTTCGAGGTAGAAAACCGTCAAATAATCCGGGCAGAAATTGTGTATTATACACCCGCCGTCGGAGAGGTTTCGACTTCCTTTGCCAGAGCGGAATAGAAGAGCTTTTCGCCGTTCCTTATTACATACACATTTTCCTCATCGCCGGTATCCTCCACGTAGCGCCGGAGGATGACAGAGGCGTATTTCGGATCAAGCTCCATCATGTAGCAGACGCGGTTCAGCTGCTCGCAGGCCATCAATGTGGAGCCGGAGCCGCCGAAGGTATCAATTACCACAGCATTCTCCTGAGAGGAGTTCTGGATC